ATTAATCACCCGTTGTAGCGTGGTCTTACCCCCTGCCGATTCATTCTCAGTTAAGGAATAAATTAAGCCTTTATAGTTAGTGAACTTAAGCAAGGGGGCACCCAGACCGGCAAAGAACAGGAAAGCCCTAGCCTCTTGCCCATGACGAGCATAGACATCTGTTACCCGTTTCCACTCGTCTATACTGCCTCTTGGTTTAAATAGATGCACAAACTCAAGTGTTGTATTTGATGGGGGTGAATACTTAACGCCTTCTGCAGTAATCTCTCGATCACCAAGAATAAACGCAGTATCGTTATCACACCAACCAAACTGCGTACGCATAGTTTCAGCGGTGTTTCTTTCTTGTAGCGTATTAGCAAACGTAGTTATATAGTTCATGATCTTAGCTATCTCATTAGGATTACCAATAACACCTTGTTTACCTACAACATCTTTAAACTTGTCTGCCGACATCAGGTGAACGGCGGGGCAAGAAAACTCACGAACTCCGTCTTTAGGTAGGTGCAAGCGTAGCCATACCATTTCGCCTAGTTCGGGGTCGTGCATACGTTTGACGATATAAAAGTCATGCTTGTAGATAAGCTGATCTTTCTCAACTTCCTCACCATCATCTTTGGTAAAGCCTTGCATGTACACGCCACCGTTCTTGCCACGGAAATATGGGAACGGAAACTCAGGTATGGTGTAGGTTACTTCTGTGCCGCCTATCTCTACGCAAGGTAGGGTGACGACATTATCCTCAGCAGTAGCCTTGGCTATCTTCTTGTGTAGCTGTACGGGTGAAGTAATCTTGCCTTTATGGGGGCAACCATCACATCCTCCGGTGTTGTAGTCCTCGATAGTCCTGCAGTGATACGGACCTTTTGTGTCATTCGCTTTATTTTCTGTGTCTTGGCGTGAGTAGCCGGGGTGCTTCTCTGATAGCCTGTGGATAGCAGTATCCCTGTCTTCACAAACTTGGGCGATAGATAGCCCTGCCCTCCAGAGGGGCTCCTCAATTGTAGCTTGATTCTTATAGATATTGTGTAGTTGTCTGCACCCATTTTCCTTTAGCTTCATGATCTCGCTAAAGTTAGACACGTTGTTACCCAGTAAGGCACGGGTCGTCTCGTCCATGGGTCGCTTTGGTGCTTTGTTTAGGTCAAGCCCATCGGGTTCCAAGTCCTTAGAGATAATCTCTTTAAAGGCAGTATGGTCAATGGGTTCCGCTGTCTTCTCCCATTTAACCTTTTTGGGTGGGTTCGACTTAAAGTTAAGCGTATCGGGTACACGCAGTACCATAGCCAAATCCGTAATCTTAGACTTGTCTATTTTTAGTTTACGGTGTACCGCCTGTTTCTTAAACAGGTTTGCAGTAACTTTCCATTCCTCGCTAGATACTGTTTCTTTTAATATCCAAGAGGCATGGACTCCATTACCTGAGTTAACGATATTGGGTCTAGGTAAACCTACTTCGTCACAAAAACGTTTTAATTCTGTAAGTGCTTCATGCTGGGTTAGATACCCCTTACCTTCATCAACATACTTTTGCCCACAATCTAAATCTAAGAAAAATCCTTTGTTCCATCCGGCGTTTACCGCTTTCCTATTTTTATTTGTAACAAACTTAGACACACCAAAATAAACATCTAGCTTATCGTCAAGCAGTTTCTGTATTAGTGTTTCGGCATCTGTAATTGTGTCTGCAAAGTATGTAACGGGAGGAGTATCCTTTTTATAACTCGCTATGCAATAGTACCCTGTACCTTCCTCGGGTAGTACCGTAGAGAGAAAAAGATTCCACGAGGTCATTTGTATCCTCAAAATGCGCCGACAATAATCCCGTCAAGCTGGTGGCACCCAGCTATTCAGTTTGGGCTTACGCCCCTTTTTTTAACCAATCAATAAGTTCGGTTACTTTTTTTATGTGTGTTCTACCGACATCGCTTGTACCGCTAAACCATGCGTAAACCGCCGTTCTTGATACCCCACACGTATTAGCTATATCTATTACAGACATACCAAGTTTTATACTCCAACGCCCTAACTGCACGCCTAGCATTTTTTGGTTAGCCTCACGATTTGCTTTTACTATTCTTTGTGAATACCCGATCATAATTTAAGAGGGTACTAGCCCCGCCCAAGCCTAGAGTCGGTAAACCCTAGACCATGGCAAGCACTTTCCCCGTAACCTTTCTTATGCCCAGTCGTCAAGAACTGCGTTGATGTCCTTAGGGGCTTCCGCTTCTGCTTTCTTAGGGGCACGTTTTACTGGCTCAGGGGTAGGTTCAGCCACAACTTGGGGTTGTGCCACAGCTTTTGGCAAAGCCTTAACGCCGTCTACCTCTGCAGGTGTCAAGCCGATAGCAATCTTGGCTTCAGCCGTCTTACCCTTTTCTTGGGAGTTAGCAAACTCATCAGCCTCAAGATACCGCAATGCTCTGAAAGTAAGTTTTGGTGTAGCGCTAGACGTGTCAAAACGCATCTCTGTAACTACAGAAGTTACGGCTACGTTGTTGTTACCTAGCAAGCGAACATAGGCTTCCAAAGGCATCTTGCCGTTCTCGCCCTTACCGAATATAGACTGTGCGGGTAGGGTTAATTGGAATACATCGCCTTTTTGGTCGTTCTCAAGCAATACAGCCAAACGACGGCTATAACGACATGCACGTCCTTTACCACTAGCGTTAGAGCCATCCACGTTCTGTGGGCAGTCCTTACAGGTTTTAGACTGTGGGTTGAGGGATTTGGTGCTAGGAATGATGCCGTCATCAGAGAAGCAGTCAGGCATCTTAACGCCTTGTCCTTCTTTAAATGTAGCCTCATAGAATGAGCGGGAGTTGTATTGGGATGCACCGACAATAATTACATTCATTGCACGGTCTTCGTTCTGTGCTACTTCTTTGCCACCGACCATCATACGGAAGACGCTACCCTTAATAGAGATACGTTTTAGCGTAGACGCTTCACCACTAGGTACATTACCCATGAGGGCTTTAGTCGTAGCATCAACACCACCTTGTAAGTGGGCGGGTAAATTACCTTTTAACAAACTTAATTCGTTACTCATTTACTTCTCCTTTATTAGAAACAGGTTGTATTGCAATTACCATTAAAGCAACATGTCGTACATGTAACCATCTTGCCACCATAACTTACGGTGCTTGTCGTACAGTTTGCATAAACTACACCGGCAAATAAAACACCGGCAAAAGCTACTAATGCTTTTTTCATCTTATTTCTCCTCGGTTGTCGTGTTACAAATTGCTTCAATATCTGCTTTTTTAAAGCGTAATTTAGTGCCTACTTTGAAGTGCGGTAACTTGCCTTCTCTGCACAACACATAAATAGTTTGTCGAGAGACACGTAGTATCTTGGCTACTTCCTCGACTGTCAATGGGGGGTTGTCCAACATTTATTTTCTCCTTACAGTAACTGTGTACTTGTTGTTAACATTCATGCCAACAGGCATCAACGTTGGGTTTTCATCTAAAAACTGCTTCATATTGGTCACACTAATACGGCGTTCCAGAACTTGAGGAATATCATGTTCCATAATGAACTTGTACATGTTGTCCCAATCAGTAGTTTCGTAACGAGTACGCACTGTCCTATACACATTACCAAACTCTGTCCTGATGCTATCTGCACCAATCTCTTTACACATCCGCATTAGTTCTGCGGAAATCATATCCATCTGTGCTTCAATCTTGCCGTCTTCTTCCTCATAAGCACGAAGAATCTCAGCACGCTTGTCACGCATTTTTACGTAGGCTTTTACTAACCTATCGGCTTGTGGTTGGTCACTCATTTACTTCTCCTTTTTTGCTACTGTTTTTTATTAATTATACACCTCAACTTAACATTGTCAACTAAGTATTTCCCCGTATAGCGACATTATGTTATGTTGCACATCTTGCTTGCTTTCTAGGGCTTTATATAAGCGTTTCTCTACATAGCTACCTTGTAACCGTATGACTGTGCAGGGGTTTTTCTGTCCGCTTCGATGGACTCGGGCATTAGCCTGTGCGTAAGTTTCATATGAGGTTATGGGACCCCACCATACAATCGTGTTCGCCGCATGTAGCGTTACCCCATGGGATGCGGCTTGGGGTTGAATAATTAACACCCTTGGGTATGGGGTTTCTTGGAACCGTTTAAAAATCTCTGTGCGTTTACCCACCGGCACACCACCATGTATGAGGTCGACCGTATAGCCGTCTTTCTCTAGTGTTTCTCGGATTACCTCGATAGCGTGCCTAAATGGTACAAACACAAGCACCTTATGGCTAGACTCGTCAATGACTTCCTTGAGAACCTTGATGCGGTTAGTGGCATCAAACTCCACTACATCACCTGTATCTGAGTACACAGCTCCGCTAGATAGTTGTAGCAACTTGTTTATATTTGCTGCCGCATTAATAGTTGTTATCTCTTCACCGGCGGCTCGTACCAACATCTGGTCTTTTAGTAGTGCGTAGTATTTTTCTTGTTGTGGTGTTAGCGGTACGTCTCGGGTTTGGTAAGTAATGTCGGGCAAGTCTAAGCACTCCTCCTTGGTAAAACGTATTGCTGGCTGTAACACACCATGTACGACGGTTTCCGCATCGGGCTTTGGTATCCACTTAAACATAGATATGCGGTGCATCACCTTGTCTCTGAAGTGCGAATAAAACTTAGGTACACCCGCTGGGTTAATTAGCTTGGCTATACCATACGCATCTACGGGGGACTGAGCCGCAGGGGTTCCCGTCAACATCCATAACCATGTATGCGGTTTGATTAGGTTGTGCATGGTCTTCCAACGGTTGGTCGTTGGGTTTTTATACGCATTAGCCTCGTCTATGACAATTAAATCAAAGCCGGCTTTCTCGATGTCTTCGGCAATAATTTCAATGCCGTCATAGTTAATAATGACAAACTCTGCCCCATCATTAACAATCTTTTTGCGTTTCTCTCTTGTGCCGTAGGCAATATCGACTGTGCGGTGTATGGCAAACGTAAATAAGTCAGCCCTCCATGCCGAGTCCATAATAGATAGTGGGCATACCACTAGCACTCGTTTAACCAAACCAAGTTTCATTAGGTAGTCAGCCGCCCATATCACGCTTGCTGTTTTACCTGTGCCTTGTTCATTAAAACAAAATGCTCGGCGGTGCAGGGTTAAAAAGGACGCCGTTTCTTTTTGGTGGTTAAACGGTTTGTGTAAACCAGTCCATTCATACTTTGCTTGTATGGGAGAGGGCACATCTTTGATTTTTAAATTTTTTAATACTTGGGCTTCTTCTACGCCCCAATGAACAAGAACTTCGTGATAGTTCTCTTTGGAAGAAAACAACTTACTCTTTGGGATAATGCTTGTGATCTTCTCGGGGTCTCTTACTTTATGCAGTAACGCTCGGTCTTCAATGATTTCCATTATTTTTTTCCTCGTCGTGTTTAATAATCCAATTTAACGCATCTGTAAAAACATCAAATGTAGGCGATTGAACACCGTTATACTCCCAAAAATATGATGGTTTGTCCGCCACATCCCATGTGTCATTTTTCCACTTGGCAGTTTTATTGTGAACAATATGCAGGTTCATTTCTCTTGTGCCTTACTCCATGCGATGCACCATACATCGTAAAAGCCATTCAACGGAAAGCCCTCTTTATCAACTGCCCAACCCTCAACATCTTTGCGTTTAATAAATGCTTCCCATGCCTTGTCTCTCGCTGGGTTACTGATCTGCACATCATCAAATAGTCCTGTGTTCATCTCTCTTAGGTCTTTGCGCCGTTTTTTGGCAAACGCTTCGGCTTCCTCTAAACTGCAAACCTTGTACTCGTCACTAGGTTTCATTGTTTCCCTTTCGGTAAATTTTTGTTTGTTTGGTTCAGTTTTTTGACATTCTTTCCCGATAGG